TACACTAATGTTTCTATCTGATAGATCCGTACGTAAACGTAGAGGTGTTATGTATACAGAATCCGTAAAAGGTGTGTCAATTTCCTCTTCACTCGCATTAAACACAATCGTGTTTTCTGCCTGGTCATTGGTACAATTTTTACCGAACCTGATTTTAGTCGAGCGTTCGACCGTCGGCAAATTCTTGACCATTTAATATAGAATGGTATTTTAATTTGCGTAAAGAAGTCCCGCCATACCATTCTCAATACGTAAGATATTATAGTTTACTGCATATAAGGGGTCTACGATGTTCATGGTTTCACTCACGAGTTTAGCTGAACTCAATCGACTAAAATTTAGCGTACCAGTGGGCTGATGGGAACTCGTGGACAGGCAAAACGGATACAAGAAAAAATCGGGGGAGGCCACGAAGTTAGTATGGTAATAGTGTGTCACATCTATGAAATGTGGTTTACCCCACCTATAATTTCCAACATCCATACCGTTAATACTGAGTTTCACCCTATTCGTCGGTGAAGTGAGGGCGCTATTTGTTGTGGTATTAGAAGACGCTATGTACTTTACAGGATGGTTAAATGTGAGTTCTTGAAGAGTTGTCCCAGACCCAATGTTCTTTTGAACTTGTGTGATTAACATATCGTGTTTACGAGAAGCTATGTTTCCACGCTCTTCATTATCCAAATAGATGTAGTTCGCAAACAGTTCTATATTTTTGTTAGTAACATCCGGTCCCCAATAAATGCGGAGCTCTATATTATGGTAATTGAGGGCTACCAGAGGGAGGGCAGATTGTGGCGTTTCACAGAAAAAAAACCTAAGAGGGTAAAAAAATGACCTAGCGGAGATACCCGGGTGTGTACCTTGGGCACTTCTAGATACGTTTTGTGCGAATGTATCTACAGCAATATTTTCGGTAAATACAGAATCTTGTGTGTCAATGACAGATCCCCCTATCAGAAGCTCCACTTTCTCGATGATGTTATCCCACCTTTGTGAATCGAGAGCTTGTGTATTATCATCCATCGTCAGATAGACATAACTGAGAAGATCACCAGTTCTTTCGAACTGGACACTTGACATAGAATTACTTTTCACACTTCCATGGATCGTTTGTTTTTCGATGGATTGTGAAAAATTGGAGTGTCGTTTAAAGACTGAACTAAAAAACGATATCTCAGGCTTACCCATGATAAATTCATCCTGGGCACCAACGGCAATAAGTTGAGTGATACCAGCTGACATCGTTTACTACTTTAACGGGAGAAAATTACATATTACTTTTCCTACACATGAATCGGAGGACTAAAACATTTTTATCCGAGGCGGTCGCACGGGTGATCGTATTACCATCCTGATTACGAATTGTAACGGTGAATCGATCTAAACGGCGAATGGGGTCTATGTACTGAGTGAAAATAGGATACTCGTCTTTAAATTTGACTACAGAAGAAGAGTCAGAGACGATACTAGCAAATGAACCCCTAAGAACGCTCATAGAAGCCTGACCGGTGAGTACATTGGAGGCGCGATCAGAAAAAATAGAATCGAGTTCATCTATCGAGACATAACAGTGTTCTGTGGCGGTAGTTGTTCGAATACGAGCACCCAATAACTTAGCCTGAACAACATTTTTCAGTGGTTGTTGAAGGTAACATGTGAAGGTGTTCGCACTACTTTGACCAATCGAATCAATCGTGATGGTGTGATATTCATAGTTGAGATCTGGGGTCGCCATTTATAGTTAGCTTAGATTAAAGATCCACCAATTCCATCTTCGATGGCGTACCCAGCGTGTTCACCGACAAGCTGTTGAGCACCACAAACACCACCTGGGGTGAGGCCTGTAGTGTAAGCACTTCCTTCCTTACCTTGACCGGGGGCACATTCAATCTTGTTCTCGAGATCAAACATGGACTTTTCATTCACAGTCTTGATAATAATAGGCATGGGCTGGTAGTTGCTGATATTCTTGTTGGCACTCAGGGCAAAAATGATCACCAATAAAATGGCGATGGACATGAGAGCGTTGCGGTTCTGCTGGTTAAGCTTAAACATTTATAATAGACCAATATATTTTTTCTAAACTGCGTTAAAGGTATTTTTTTAGTTTCCATATAGAGAGTAGATGGACGAAGAAATTGTAATCGATCGAGGATCCCCAAATGTGATGAAACTAGATGCAGATGAACAGGCCCTGATGGATGAGATTGAAATATCTGCTCCTCGCCCTCAGCGTGTTCCACGACCCATGAACCATATGTCCAGACCTGCACCCCAGATGCAGCAAGAAGCGATGGATGCTTTCGCGAATCCCAATAAGCAGAATGCTCCTCCCCCACCAGGTGACGATGAGGAGATTGACTATGGTGAAGATGAACCAACCTTTTTTGATGATGATATGAATATGGGTTCTGGTCAGCAGGATGAACAACCTTCGAAGGGTTATGGTTCCATCGATGAAGAGAAGGCGGATTTGATTAATAAGCTTGGTCGGTTAGAGAAGAAGGGGTTCGCTGTGAACAAGCGTTTGAATGCCTATTCAAATGTTGATGAACTTCGTTCCGAAGTGAAGAGGATTACGTACAGTATAGATGTTGAGCAGTCTGTCCGTTTTTCTAGGCGAATGCTCGTCGCCTGTGTAACTGGTCTTGAGTTCCTGAACAAGAGGTATAACCCCTTTGAGATTCAGTTAGAGGGTTGGTCCGAGTCTGTGATGGAAAATGTGGATGACTATGATGGAGTATTTGAGGAACTCTATGTGAAGTACAGATCCAAGGTGAATATCGCCCCAGAGGTCAAGCTGATTATGATGCTCGGTGGATCCGCTATGATGTTCCATCTTACCAATTCAATGTTCAAATCGGTGATGCCCAATATGAACGATGTCATGAAGCAAAACCCAGATCTCATCAAGAGTATGATGAGCGCTGTTCAGAACACTACGCGGAATACTGATGGCCCAGCAGTCGATGCACCCGTCGGTGGCACTGGTCAATATGAGATGAAGGGTCCCGGACTTGATATTTCCAGCCTCATGGGTGGAATTTCTATGCCACCCCCACCTCCCATGAACACCAACATGGGAATGCCAGGTACCATTCAAGAAGAGGATGACGATGATGTTTCCGATATCATATCCGTTTCGGGTGACTCGACGGGTGGTGAGGTTCGACAGGTAAATGTCAACTCTTCTAAACCCAAAAAGACGAGACGAAAGAAGAAGACTGAAATTAATCTCTAAATATATATAAATGATAGCATACTGTCCACTGGAGGAACTGAATCCTCCAGTCAAACAGCAAAAGCCAGTCGTGGAACTCGAAGTCGAGGAAGATAAACCAACGATTGGCCGTGAAGAAACTGAACTCAATTATGTCGTCATGGCTTTCATTGTCGGCGTGATTGCTCTAGCCGTCTCTGATTCCATCAGGGCATAATTACTTTTTTATCTACCGCAGGGTTTTCCCTTGTAGTAAATTTAATATGTGAAAGTTGCTTTATTCACGTTACCACCGGCACCGTTATCAAGTGTCGCAGAACCTGTGAGTTTATGTGTAATAGATTTTAGAGATCCAGCAACACCCGAAACTAATTCAACGAAAATGTCATATGCGTAGTTTCTACCAGTATCCTTAATTATTGGCACAATCTGTACCGAGCGTTTCCCCGTTACCACAGTGGGACTCCATGGATACAGGTTCAGACCACTGAACATATTTTTAGTACCTATGGCTATGTCAACACTCGGGGCTGTTCCGTCGTGAGTACCGCCTTGGACTTCGAGTATCATACTACTTACGTTGTCGACTGAGCTTGCACCATTTGTTGTCTCTCTCAATTGAGCGATAATCTTAGCGTAGAATGTTTCGGGTCCAAAGTTTAGTTGCACATCTTGACCACCACCCGTTGTGATTGAAAATTGTTTAGAATACCTCTTACACGCAACTTCATCGGAGTTTGTGATAATACCACCGTTTACGTGAATGGATGTATTCGCATCCTCACCCGCTAAACCAATAGCTACTTGGTTACCAAGATCAATCTTACCATCAATTTCGAGATCACCAAAGACCTCGACATTGCTTCTCACTACGAGATTTAGAACTGGGTCAATTACAACATTACCAGTCACATCACCGTAGATATTGGAAACACCACCGGGTGTTTTGAACTCCATCATCGCATCCGCAGATGAGTGTTCTAGTCGAGCCTTACTGTTATACACAGTGAAACGCTCACTTGGATTTACTGTACCTATCCCAACATTACTCGAATCAATTATATGAATACCATCAACTTCAACGCTATTATTGACCGCACCTAAGACAGTCCCGTGTATAGAATGTTGAGTATTACTGAAACCCCTCACATACCCTCCATAGTTATCATTTGTGTTCAAAGAAATGCCAGTCTTTTTGTTTGTGCCAGGACTCTCAAGCTTGAGCATATCCACATCAGTGGTCAAAGCTGAATACACGTGTACATTAGTGTCTGGTGAACCAGTTCCTACACCAACGAGACCACTGCTTTGGATACGGAAAAGTTCGATAGCATTACTTCCCGAAACTGCACTGGCTCGATTTCTGATGGTTAATGCCGTATTTTCAACTGTTTCTATGACAGCCCTAGAGGGAGTCGTACTTGTCGAGAAAATATCCATAGACCCTGTAATAATCTTTTGATCTTTAGGAAACTCGAATCCACCGTTAATGAAAAGCTTTGAATCCCCACCCGGATCTACGGATGTACCCACTAAAACCCTGAATTTGTTTACAGTTAGAAGTGTATTGACACCTGTTCCTGCTATTGCACCCGCAATAGCAGCTTCACTCAACCCCGCAGAATCATACGTTTGGAACATGTGTAATGGAGCTATGGATCTAATTCTATCAGGACCACCCGAACCTGTTGTTTCGTTACCCTTAAATAAAATGAGTTCAGATTTACCATCAATATTGTAGAGTCGTTCTTGTATGAACGTGTTACCAAATTGATCTGTATCTACACCACCAAACGTAATCTTAGAACCCAGTACGATGTCACCATTTACTTCTAATTTACCCCGGGGTGCATCGGTTCCAATTCCCATATTACCCGAAGGACCGTCTATAAAGATCCGACTCTTCGTTGAATCATTAATCACATTTGGATTTTTGGTAAGTCTGAAGTCACCATCGGA